CCACAGCAGGCCATGGAGACCTTTGCCGCATACGGGGGTCGGATCCCAATCCGGAGCCTCGACCGGTCCAGCCTCCGGCCACCTAAACGACCCTTCGTGCGACGACATATCGGCGGCGCACGTCCTCAGGACCAGCACGGTATCTGACATGACTATCGGGCCTCGTAGGAGATTGTGATTCGAGTCGCGGCGGCGTGGGTCTCGCGAGCCAGAGAGACCAGCTCATCCGCCTGGCGAAGCCGCTGCGCCTGCCGTTCGCGCTGTTCGATCTGCCGATGGAGCCGCTCTACCGCCGCGTTCATCGCCTCGATCTCCTGGCTCAGCATGTGACGCCTCCGACGATCAGCGAGAAAAGAACGATCCACGCCAGCTCCAGCAACGCGATCTGCCTGTTCGCCCACCTGGTGATCTGCCGCTGGTCCATGGCCTGCCTCCGTGATGCCGCGTCGCTGCCCTCTCCACCGGTGCCAGGTCCGTAGGCCTGGCTCAGTGGGGCTCGGATGCGCCTGTTCTGTTCCCCGAGCCGGGCCGCGTATTCCGCGGCGTCCATCTGAGGCAGATGGTTAACTCAAGTGAACGAAATACACAAGAGTGAACCTGTCAGAAACGCCAGTCTTAATGTTTTCGGGTGGTTACGGAATCAGGGTTCTCTGGACTGCCAGCGAGGGCGCCTCACTTTTTGGCTCAAGCCCGACAAGACTTGTCGTCGATCGCGTCGGCGAGCGGAACGGATAGTGAACGGAGTTACTGGGTGCCTCCCTGGTTTCGCCTTCCCGGCCGGGCAGACGGGGAGGCTTCGTGAGGCGGGTAGGCGAGCGATTGACGGGGCTGGGGGTCGGAGGTTGCGCCAGGCGGGTCAGAATACAAAAACATGTCGAGGCTGATTTTCACCACGCCGGACGAAAACAACTTCCTCATGGCCATCAAAGTCTCAGCGTCCGGCAGCCTCAACTCAACTGAGCGAAGCTGGCTCAGCGCGGACGGGCTGATGCCCAGCGCCCGCGCCAAAACCTTCTGGCGTGAGTCTTCGTGCTGGAGGAAATAGGTAATCCACGCCTTGAAGTGGCGGCTTGCGTTTCTTCTCTCCTCGACAGTGAGACCCATCCTGTTGGAATTATAAAGGTTCCAGGATTCACCGATGTGAAGTGGTTGTGTTCTTGGATTCACTTGAGTTAATCTCCGAACCATGTTGAACCGATATCTTCACGACAAGAAGATCAAGCAATCGGAGTTCCGCCGACTACTGCTCAAGAGAGCCGGCGCTACGGTGTCGGCCCCCTTGCTGTCGATGTGGTGTAGTGGGCAGCGCACGCCCAACAGAAAACACGCGCTTGCCATCGAACGCACCACTCGTGGTGCGGTTCGCGCCGCGTCTTGGGATTCCGTCCATCCGTGACCCGTACTTCACGCACAGCGATATCGGGGCTCGGCAAAAAGGGGCCGAACCCGAACGTTATAGACAGCAATCGTCAGCTATCGGACGACGTTCGCCTACCGGGAGGTCCTGACATGAAGATCGATCTCGAGGAGATTGCGTGTCGTCGAGCCGACGAACAGATGGCCGAGTTTTCGCCCGACTCGCTGTCGCAGCGTAACCGAAACGACGACGACATACGGAACTCGCCCCCGCGAGATCGACCTACGAAGCGTCCCTGCTTGGCGGGGGATTGCGACCGGCCGATTCGACACCGCGGGTACTGCGGGAAACACGGTGCACAGGTCTTCGGGATCAACTCCGCGGGAGTCGTCAACATCATCCGGATCACCAACGCCGATCTGTACGCGATGCGCCACGCGCTCCGACGCATGGAGAGAGGCCACCGCGTAGCTCAACGGGGAAGCGGGTGGAGAAACGGCCCCTCCCCCGAGGTCCACCGATGAAGCCTTGCGTCCATTTCTGGGACCTCGGCAATGCGTCCCCCGTATTCGCCTGCGGGCGCGCACCGAGCCAAGGCATCGACGGCCAAGTACTGGTCTCCTACCGCACTGGACCGGCTCTGGCTGCGTTCAGGCGCCTTCGGCGCAGATGTCGCGCGTGCTGGAGGGTGATCGAGGCGGTGGAGAGGAGGGTGGGGTGAGTGAGCACGAACGCGGCTTTGTCGTCATCCTTCGGAAGATCCGCTGGTCCGCCCTGTGGCGGTCGCTGCGCGCGGATCAAAAGGGCGTTCTCGTGACTCTACTCCTGCTCGCCAATTGGGGGACGAAGAAGGCTCGATGGAAAGATACCTGGTTCGACGTTGGCAGGGGCGAGCTCTACCATTCACTCGAAACCATCGCCGCGGAATCGGGATGTACCGTGAAGGTGGTCCGGACGACCTTGGTGATCCTGATGGCGGACGATCGTCCCTTAGGCGGAAACGGTCCTTTCCTTTCCGAGAAATACCCGATTTTGGGCACAGGACCGGGCACTGGTCCGCGCGTCCTAAGCATCGTCAATTACGACAAATATCAGGATGTGCGCTCAGAACCAGGCACGGACTCGGGCACGGACCGGGCACGGGTGGGGCAGAGAGAGAACCATAGTAACCAGAATAACCAACTACTAAACCCCCTTACCCCCTTTGACTGCGAGCAATGGACACAGTTGCTGGCAGAGGCGGCCGCGAACGGCTACCCGGACGCGGCTGAGCATCTGGGGCGCTCCGTAGCCGAAGCGAAAGTCCGTGACCAGGCACTCTCGCTCGTGCCGGTAGACGAGTACGGCGCAGCCTACTTGCGCGATCACGCGGCCGGTCTGGAACAGGCGGCGCGCGAACGGTTTGGACTCTCCCTGCGGCTGGAGGAACCATGATCGATCCCTGTTTCGATGCCAACGGCGGTGCCCTGGTCGAGGGCGTGCGCCGCGCCTATGCGCAGGCTGACCGCGACCGGATGACAGAGCTCGACCGGCTCATCCGCTCGGGGCACGCGAATACCGACCCTCGGCACATCCCGCTCGAGCTGCTCGAGCCGGCCGCAGTGCCTCATGTCCGGACCGAAAAACGCGCAGTGCCGAAACTAGTCCACCGGGAAATAGTTGCGGTGCAGCCATTCCCCGCAGAAGTGGACGAAATACAGGAGAGGCCCACGGAAGTAGTCCACCACCAGGAGGAGAAGAAAGCCATGGCGCAAAAGTGCGACAAGGGATGCGGGCGGACCGTGCGCGCATCCGTCATCAGCGGGACGATCAACCCCACGTGCAAGCGGTGCAGAATGTCGGCGGGAGACTGGCACCCGCCTTCGCGACCTGCGCGGAAGACGTCGCTGGAGTCGGCCTCCGTGCAGTCAGCTCTTGACCGGAGGGTCGTTGGCGAGCAGCTCTACGGCTACACCGTCCCAGAGCTGCTCGATCTGCGCCGAAAGGTCGATACGGAGATCCGCGATCGGCTCACTCGCCTCGAGGCCGAGCGGACCGCCCTTCTGGAGGCTGTTGCGTCCGATGCCGCGGCGCTCCGAGGGCACACGGCATGAGCGGGATCGGAGTCGTGGTTGCTGTCGTGGTGAGCGTCGTTGTCACCGTTCTCGGTGACGTGTTGCTCGAGCGGCGGGCGCACCGAAAGCTCGCCCGCCGTCCCAACGTGATCCTGTTCCCTCCGCGGTGGAGGGGTGGACGATGACCGGCGCCGACCTGAAATGCAGCGAATGTGGTGCAGGGACGTGCGACGTGGCGTCGGACTTCGACTTCGACAAACACGTAACGATTGGAGGGCCGGCTGTCGCGGAGGCTCTTTGTTATCACGGCGGTTTTTCGGCTGTTCGCTGGACGTGCAGTAATGGGCACAAGCAAATCACCCTTACGAGCGGCACCCGACACGAATCGAGGTCCGACCGATGAGCGTCTCGTTCGTTGTCTATGGCGAACCAATTCCGAAGGCCCGACCGCGCGTGGTGCACGGGCACGCGTACACACCTACCCGAACAACCGTCGCGGAAGCGCGCATAGCCGTCGCGGCGAGGCGATCGGGCGTCAAGCCAACCCGTGGACCGGTCCGGCTGTCCGCGCGCTTCTGGAGGGAAACTGCGCACGTTTGCGACTTGGACAACCTGGCGAAACTGGTCCAGGACGCGCTCAACGGGATCGCGTACATCGACGACAGTCAGATAGTCGAGCTCACCGCGACCAAGGGAATCGACCGGGACAGGCCGCGCACTGAGGTGAGGATCGAGGAGCTTGCCCGATGAGCCGGATCCGAACGAAGGCGCGGCGTGCGCGTCGTCTCCGTCGATGGCTATACCGGGTGGCTCATCGGACACCCTCGGGCCGGTATCTCGTGCCGCGCGTGGCTTTGTTCGAGAATCCTTGGGCCGCATCGCGACTCAAGGACTTCACGGTCGACAGGTGGATGTGTGAATGCGGATGCCACATGGTCTTCGTGAACATGGATTGCCTGGTGCTCCGGTGAAGCGGCCGAACCCGATCGCCGAGCTCGTGGACCGATGGCGGGAGAGGGCGAACGGCTTGCGGGAGCTGCGAAAGCAAGTCGCCGGGAAGCAGGAGCGGAACATCCGGACCGCGCAGGCTCTCACGCTGGAGTCAGTCGCGTCCGAGCTGGAGTCGTACCTGATCGAACAGGGGTGAGGCATGAGTGGCTGGCAAAGCACGAAGCAGCGGCGCGCGGCGAGTTCCAGGCGCGGAGAGGAAGCGTTGATCTGGATGCTGATCGAGCGAGATAAGCGCCGGTTGGAGAACTTGCGCTGGTGGGCGCTCATCCTCGACGCTCTAGACGCACGAAAGGGCAAGCCCTGACCGGCGATCCCGCCAACCCTGGCGGTCGTCCGCCGGATGAAGACTTTCGCCGAGTGCTCGACGCGGCGATCGACCTTGGCGCCGTCGAGCCTGATGAAAGTCGGGACGGCGAGTTCGACAGGGCTGTCGACCGATTCCGCGCTGCGCTGGCCCGATATGTAGACCGCCAGTGCGAGAAATCAGGGGGTTTCCGACGCACTCGGAAACCAGACGTATGATCCGTGGCGTGTCTCTGACCGGGAAACGACTCCGTTTTGTTAAGGAGTACCTGATCGACCTAAATGCCACGCGGGCCGCGATTAGCGCTGGGTATTCGGCGCGCACGGCTGCTCAGGCTGGGTCCAGGCTGTTAAGGGATGTTCAGATACATGCTGAAATTGAACAAGCGAACGCAAAACGGCTGGCCAAGGTCGAGCTGAGCGCCGAACTGGTGCTGAAGGAGCTCATCCGAATCGGGATGGCCGACCTGTCCAAGGCGTTCGATGCGGACGGGCGGCTGCTGCCCCTGCATAAGATCCCCGAGGACACCCGGCGCGCCATGTCGTCGGTCAAGGTGTTCGAAGAGTTCGCAGGGGCGGGCAAGGAGCGCATTCAGGTCGGCGAGGTCCGGGAGGTGAAGTTTTGGGACAAGCCGAAGGCGCTGGAGCTCCTGGGGAAGCACCTGAAGCTTTTCGTCGACGTGGCCGAAGTCGGTGGAGCCGGCGGCGGTCCAATCGTTTTCCGAATCGAGGAGTAGCCAATGGGCCTGATAGGCGGCATCCCTCCCAACATCCAAAACCCCCAGTACTGCGTCCAGTACCCGAGCGATCGACCATCCTACGTCGTCAATTTCAACATCAACCCGACCGTCGCCATGGACGCATTCGCGATCGAATGCGGGGCGTCCAAGTACGTCCGACTCGAGCGCATCGTCATCGACAACGTGGGGATGCTGACAACGGCCGGGATGCTCGCTCTGGCGCTCATCCGGACCACCGTGTCGGGCACCGGGAGCCTCGTGACTCCGGTGAGCCTGGACGAGGGGGACCCTCCGTTCACCGGCCTCTGTCGGTCGGGCAACTCGGCCGGGAACCTGGGCACCGCAGGCGTCACGATCGCCACGTACAACATGTGGATCCCGGCAGCCGTGGGGGCCATGACGCCGCTCGTGCTCGAGATGGGCGGGCAGGGACAAGTCTACAAGCAGCCCCTGGTCAAGACAGGCGTCTACAACGGTATCGCTCTCCGGAACCCGGGCGGCGCTGGTGGTGCAGGGTTCTGCGGCTACGCAGTGTTCTGCGAAGAGTCGCTGATTCCGTAGTTAACAGGGAGAAACAATGACTGCAAGAGTATGCCGAACCTGCGACCACTACGCGGCAACAGCCGCGGACGGTTCGCAGGGAGAGTGCCACGCCCACGCGCCGTCGATCTTCGTGATCTCGGCGCCACCTTCCGTGATCGGCGGACAGCCTCCGCCCCCGGGCCGCATGTCCTGCTGGCCCCCGACGCAGCCTCAACTCTGGTGCGGCGAGTGGAAGAAGAAGCTGGAGGAGTTCACCAGCGTGGGCGGCAAGCCGGCCCTCGCGGCGCTCAAGGAGTAGCGAATCCGGTGACTGCGCCGACACTCACGTCCGTCACCACCGGCCGATCCTACAAGGGATCGGCGACGATCGCGCGTGCCTACAAAGCGGCGCCGACGCTCAGGCGCTTCCAGCGCTCGGATGCATACGTGCGCGCGATCGTGGGCCCCGTGGGCTCGGGGAAGTCATCTGCGTGCGTCCTAGAGCTCCTGCGGCGCGCTGGTCGCCAGCGGCCGGGACCAGACGGTGTGCGGCGCACTCGGTTCGCGGTGATCCGCAACACATACGGCCAGCTCCGGGACACCACTCGCAAGACGTTCGAGGAGTGGGTACCGCCAGAACTCGGGTCGTTCCAGGAACAGGCTAAGACCTGGGTAGGCAAATGGAGCGACGGCGAATACCAGGTTGAGACGGAGATCCTGTTCCGCGCGCTGGACCGGCCAGCGGACGTGAAAAAGCTCTTGTCGCTGGAGCTCACGGGCGCGTACATCAACGAAGCACGGGAGATCCCGAAGGCCATCCTGGACGTGCTCGACACGCGCGTCGGGCGCTACCCCTCAAAGGCCAACGGCGGTCCATCCTGGTTCGGCATCTGGATGGACACGAACCCGTGGACGAAGCAGCACTGGGGCTACCGGTTGTTCACGTTGCGTAAGGATGTGCCAAAGGAGAAGCAGCACCTGTACGAGCTCTTCGAGCAGCCCGGGGGACGCACAGCGCAGGCCGAGAACGTCGAGAACCTGCCCACGGGCTACTATGATCGCCTGATCGTCGGCAAGGACGGGGAGTGGGTGGAGTCGTACGTTGACGGTGAGTACCCCTCGAACGATCAGGGCTCGATCCTCGGTCGCCTGGTCGAGGCGGTGTCGCTCCGCGGCGGGCTAGCCGAGTTCTGGCATCCGACAGACGGGGTGTTCACCACGTGGGATCTGGGTGTCTCCGACAGCACAGCGATCTGGTTCTGGCGGATCACCGACGACGACCGCACGCCGGCAGAGGTCGAGCTGGCGAAGGCCGGGAGGCCGGTGCCTCGCCGCCCCCGGGTCGACCTGATCGACCACTACGAGGCGAGCGGGTTCGGCGCGTCGCACTACTTCGAGGTCGTGGATTCGAAGCCCTACCGCTACGTCAAGCACTGGCTTCCGCATGATTCTCGCCAGCGCTCGTGGCAGACGGGCGTCGGGACCGTGGAGCTCTTCGCCGAGCACTTCGGCGCTGGCGCGGTGGAGATCGGACCCGAGCTCTCCCTCAGGGACGGCATTGGGGCCGCGCGCTGGCTCCTGGAGCAGCCGATCCGGATCCATCCGCGGTGCGATGAGCACCAGGGCATCGAGGCGCTACGCGAGTACCGGTACGAGTACGATGAGGACACCAAGGCATACTCGACTCGTCCACTCCATAACTGGGCGTCTCACACGGCGGATGCGTTCCGCTACGTGGCGTGCGTCGCCAAGGAGTCGGACCTGATCATGCGACCGGCCGACCCGCCTCCACCGCCTCCACCGGCTAGGACCCTTGCGACATTCACGCTGGACGAGCTCTGGGAGTGCAGGCCCCAGCGAAACGGGAGGGTGTGATGGCAGCCGCAGCCGACGACACCAAAGAGCGCCAGTTCGACGACACGCCGTCCGGCTGGGCTTCTCGCTGGCGGATGGAGCTCGACGCCGCCAAGCGCTACCGGGAGAAGTTCGACCGCGAAGGGCAGGAGACCATCAAGCGCTTCTTGGACAAGCGCGAGAACCACGACAAGGAAGGCGTCCGCGTCAACGTCTACACCGCGAACGTGCAGACCCAGGAGGCGATGCTGTACGGAAAGACACCCAAAGTGGATGTGTCCCGTCGCTTCTCCGACTTCGCCGACGACGGCGCGCGCGTGGCGGCCGAGATGCTCGATCGGTTGCTCAACACGGACGTTGGCCGCGACTCCGACCCCTACGCTTCGGCCGTCGAATACGCGCTTAGCGACTTCCTTCGACCTGGTCTGGGCGTCGCCCGCGTCCGGTACGAGGTCGAGTTCGAGCCAACCGAAGGTCAACCTGCGCAGCTCGACGAAGAGGGCAACGAGCTCGCCCCCGAGGTGCCTGAGGGCGAGGCGAAGAGCGAGGGCACCGAGCGCGTGGTCACCGAGTACTGGCACTGGCGCGACTACCGATGGTCCCCCTGCCGGACGTGGCATGACATGCGCTGGGAGGCGTTCCTCTCGCGGCTGTCGCGCGAAGAGTGCGTCGCGAAATTCGGCGAGGACGTTGGCGGTCGGATCCCGATGGCCAAAGGCGGACGGGACGTGGGAGGCGAACCCTCCACCGGCGAGACCGACGCCTCGAAGAGCGATCCCTGGGCGCGCGCCGAGGTCTGGGAGATCTGGGACGAGGAGCATGAGTGCGTGTGGTTCTGGGCCCGGGGCATGCGGAAGGTGATCGCTCCTGAAGGAGTGGAGGTCAACGACAACGGCAGCGTGCCGGACCCGCTCGAGCTGGAAGGGTTCTGGCCGAATCCGCGGCCAATGATGGCCAACCTCACCACCGACGCCATGCTTCCCCGGTCGGATTACGCGCTCGTGCAGGACCTCTACCGCGAGATCGACGACCTCTCGACCCGCATCAGCCGGCTGACCCGCGCGATGCGCCTGGTGGGCGTCTACGACAAAACAAACACTGGGGTGCAGCGGCTTATCCGCGAGGCCACTGAGGGCGAGATGATCGCCGTCGACAATTGGGCCAAATTCGTTGACAAAGGAGGCATCAAGGGCGCCGTCGATTGGCTGCCCCTGGAGATGATTGCGGCCGCGCTGGACAAACTCCGGGACATGCGTCGCGAGACTAAGCAGATCGCGGACGAGATCAGCGGCTACAGCGATATCGTTCGTGGCGAGCAGCAGAGTGGGCAGACCGCGACGACCAGTGCAATTGAGGCGAAGTTCGCATCGGTGCGCCTCCAGCGCAGGCAAGACGAGATCGCCCGGTTTGCCTCCGACCTCAAGAAGCTGGAGGCCGAGATCGTCTGCAAGCACTTCGAGGATCAGACCATCATCGAGCGATCGAATGTGCTCCGGACGCCCAATGCGCAGCTGGCACAGCAGGGCCTCGCTGTGCTCCGCGACAACCTCATGCAATACCGCATCGAGGTGAAGCCCGAGTCGATCGCGCTCACCGACTGGGGGATCAAAAAGCAGGAACGCACCGAGATCATCACCACTCTCGGCGGTTACTTCCAGTCAACGATCCCTTTCATCCAAATGGCCGCAGGCGCGGGCCCTGGCGCTGCGCAGGCGGCGACCAAGTTCGTGTTCACGACCGCCCAGTGGCTCATGTCCGGGATCAGGGGAGGCAGCGACCTGGAGGAGGTGTTCAACCAGTTCGTCACCCAGGTCCAGCAGATTGCGCAGAAGGCCGCATCGCAGCCCCCTCAACCTCCAGCGCCCGATCCCAAACTCGAGGCGGCGAAGGTCAAGGCCCAGGCCGAAGTGGGCAAGGCGCAGATGGGCATGCAGCAGACGCAACTCGATACTCGGGCTCACGTGGCGAAGACGGCCATGGATCTTCGGGCATCGCAGGCAGAGCACATGATGGACATGCAGCGGCTCGAGGCCGAGCAGCGCAAGGGCGCGCTGCAACAGGTCGTCGCGGCCGTGGGCGCAAACCAAGGAGTAGTGCCATGACAAACGAGGAGATCCTCTGGCGCGTGGGCCACTTCGGCCAATTCGAGCTCACCGAGGCGGTCCAGGCGCTCATCCGCACATTGGACGAGCGCTCAACGAGCGCCAAGGACGCGCAGTCGAGGTACGACGTCCTCGAGGCGGAGCTCGCCGCTGCTCGGGCCGCGCTGACCGCTCCGGTCGAGGTTGCAAAGGGGTAACGTGGGCGACTTCGTCACCAATCCCACGCGCATGCTTGACGCGACGACGCCCCTGACCAGGGACATCGCGGAGGCGTGCCTTGATCTTCGGGCTGCATTGACGGCGGGGACAGTAACGGCCAGAGCATTTTGCAACACAGCTCAAACGCTGGCGGTCAGCACGACTAACATCGCTTTCCTGTCTGTCTCGTGGGACCCGCAAAACACTATATCCAATGGCGGCGGGTACATGGTGTGGACTGCCCCGGTGGGCGGGTATTACCTGGTGACATCGTCTGTACAGATAGTGTCCGGCAACAGCGGTGAAGCCCTATACCAGCTGTTCCAAACCGGCAGTTCTACCGTAGGAAGAAGAGGATCCAGGGTTCCTATTGTCGCTGGGCTTCGCTCGGTTAGCATTGCCGCTCTGCTCAGTTGCGCAGCGGGCGATACCGTTCACATGCAGGTCTATCAGTCTACCGGAGTGTCCCAGTCCCTAGAGTTGGACACGTCCGGGTCGGAACATTACTTCGAAGTGGTCAAACTGTGAGGGAACAAACATGACGGTACGGGTGCAAGAGACGCAAATGGGCGGGGCGATGGTCGACGACTCTGGCAATTGGAAGTATGACTTTACGTGCGTCGCGGTAGGTCCGGAGATCACCGATTCGCAGTGGCATGGCATTTCGGCAGAAGTGTGGACTGATCTTCTTGCGGGCGATACCATGGCCTCCTTCGAGGCTCGACGGGCAGCGAATATGCGGGCCTGGGTGTTGGCCCAGTACCCGAATGCCAACATTCCAACCAATGGCGTAGCACTGATAGCCTACAAGCTGTACTAGAGGTCTAACATGCCCAGCACGACCCAGAAGCAACACAACGCGATGGAAGCCGCCGCTCACGGCAAGTCCAACATCGGGATCCCGAAGAAGGTCGGCCAGGACTTCGCGAAGGCGGACACGGGGAAGAAGTTCTCGACGCAAGCGATGGCAAACGCCTTGCGGAAGCGCAAGCAGCCGGCCGAGGACCCCGAGGAAGAGGCCATGCAGCGCGGCGGGTACAGCCGGAACGGCGGCGGGGTGGGGAGCGGGTAATGGCTCGCGGCATGGCGGTGGGTGAACCGATCGTCTCCCAGGCGCAGACGAAGGCCTGGGACGAGAATTTCGACGGCACCTTCGGCGAGCCGAGCAAGGAGCGCGGCCGGTTCGTCTGGGACGATGTCCAGCAGAAGCTCGTGCGGCCCGGGGAGCAGACCCAGCGGCGCGCCATCGATGCACCGGTGATGGCCGGCCGGTTCTACGAGGGCGCGGTGGCCACGGATGGCACGGACATCGGGACCCGAGCGAAGCGCGAGGGGTACATGCGCAAGCACGGGCTCGCCGACGCCGATGATTTCAAGGGAGCCTACGAGCAGCGGGCCCGGGAGAAGGCGCAGCTCTTCACCGAGGGCTTCGCGGGCGAGGCGGACAAGAAACGCCAGGTCGAGGCTGGGCAACGCGCGCTCGGGGAGATCGTTGAGATGCGCCAGGCGGACTATGACCGCCTGAGGGCGAAGCGGGAAGAGGCACGTAGGCGACGGGGCAAGGGATTCACGTCGTAGAGTACGCACAGGGAGAACACATGGCTGTCCAAGACGAAGACGAGATCGAGGGGACCGACAGCGGCGAAGCCGAACTTTCGCCGCGAGAGGTGACGGAGCGGGCGTTTGACTCGCTCGCGGACGGAGACGCCGGTGAGCCGCCGGTCCGGCCCGAGCCAGTAGAGGGCGAGACCCAGGCGCAGCGGGACGAACGGGCCCGGGACGAGTCGGGCCGGTTCGCCAAGGCGCCGAAGGACGAGCCGAAGATCAAGGCCAAGCCCCGCCAGGAAGCGGCCCCTGCGAAGCCACAGATTGCTCCTGCGGCGCGAGAGCCGGTTGCGCCGGCTCCTGGGGTCCAGCCCCCAGCGAAAGCCCCGCAGAGCTGGAAGCCGGCGGCGCGGGAGCGCTTCGCGAGCCTGCCCCCCGACGTCCAGGAGGAGATCCTCCGCGTCAACCGAGAGACCACCAAGGTTTTGCAGGAAAACGCCCAACTCCGGCAGTCCGGTGGTGCCTTCGAGGCGCAGGTGCGCCCCTACGAAGCCACGATCCGCTCGAGCGGCATGGAGCCTGCGGCCTACGTGGGCAGCCTGCTGCAGACGGTGCACGCGCTCACCTACGGGCCGCCGCACGCCCAGGCAGACACGCTCGCCGCGGTGGTGGCGCAGTACGGCGCTCACCTGCTGCAGCCCGACCGACAGGAGCCGGACGGTTCCTTCACCTCGCCACTGGTCCGCGCCCTCGCGGCGCGCCTCCAGGGTCGACAGGGCGCGCAGCCCGCGCCCCAGGGCCAGGTGCAGCAGCAGCAGCAGCAGCAATTCCGAGACCCTCGGATCGATCAGATGCTTGCGGAGCGGGCGTCACAGATCGAGAGCTCGGCACAGGAGCGCTCCGCAGCGTTCCGGGCATCGCACGAATTCTCGGATGACGTGGCAGACGGGGTGGCGGATATCCTCGACCTCTGGGCAAAGCAGGGCAAGAGAGAGGTTTCCGACGCTGACATGGAACGGGCGTATACTATCGCTTGCCAGTCGAACCCCGACGTTGCTCCGGTCTTTGAACAACGTCGGGCAGCAGAATTGGCAGCGAAGGCGAGAGCCTCAACGCAGCGGTCAAGGGCGGCGGCGGTAAGTATTCGTAGCAGACCGGCAGTCGAGACACCCAGAGAAAAGGGCAAGCTCAACCCCCGGGAGATCACCGAGAAGGCCTTCGAAGACATCGAAGGTCGCGTGTAGCAGCAAAGCAGAGCGGTAGAGCGAGAGCCATACCAGGCTAACTCGCTTCGATGGAAGGGCCCCCGTGACGGGGCGCGGTCCGAGCGACACAGGGTCGCCAACGCGCAAAGGTCACGTCATCGAAGTTTGAGGAGACTTTCGGTATGGCTTTCCCCAACGTGACGGACCTCGTCGCGACTACCATCGAGTACCGCGGCGGGGAAATCAGGGACAACGTTACGGCGAACAACGCCGTATTGACCCAAATGAAGGAGTCGGACCGCATCGAGGAGATCTCGGGCGGCGTCGTGATCTTCGAAGAGATTTCGTTCCAGGCGAACGGCAACGCCATGTGGTACTCCGGACAGGATCTCCTGTCCGTGGCCGCGCAGGACGTGATCACCGCGGCTCAGTTCCCCTGGAAACAGGCCGCTTGCGCCGTGATCGTGACCGGGTTGGAGAAGATCCAAAACTCCGGCAAGCAGGCGATCATCGACCTCGTCACCGGCCGTGTCGGGGTGGCGAAGGCCTCGATGGCGAACCTGGTCGCTCAGGGTCTCTACTCGGACGGCACTCTCCAGGGCGGAAAGAGCATCAACGGACTCGGGACGGCGGTCGTCGCGGCTCCTTCGAGCGGCGTCTACGGCTCGATCGATCCGGCGCAGTGGCCGTTCTGGCGCAACCAGACTGGTGGCCCTGGCTCGGGTGGCACCACCGCGAGCAACGTCCAGGGCTATTTTAACACCCTGTACGCGAAGTGCTCGAGAGGCAAGAATCAGCCGAACCTGATCCTGGCCGATGGAAACGTTTACGGAGCGTTTGAGGCCTCTCTGCAGGCCCTCCAGCGCTTCAATGAGGCGAAGCTCGGCAATCTCGGGTTCCAGGGCTATCGCTACAAGAACGCGGACGTGATCCTCGACGGCGGGATCGGCGGCTTCTGCCCGACCTGGGTCGCGTACTTCCTCAATACCGACTTCCTCAAGTACCGGCCTTCGAGTGAGCGCAACATGGTCACGCTCTCCCCCGAGAACCGGTACGCGCTCAACCAGGACGTGTCGGCCACCGTGCTGGCGTGGGCGGGCAACATGACCTGTTCGGGCCGCATGTTCCAGGGCTACTACAACGGGTAACCGTTTACTGAAAAGAAAGGACTGACATGGCTATCGTAAGCGGCGCATCCCGGTACCAGTTCGTCGACCAGAAGCTTGGTCTGACGAGCGGCCCCGCGGCTTTTCCCCCTCTCGGCGCCTCGCAGTGGGCGCCAGGCACGGTCTATCCTGCCAAGGCGACCGTGGTGAACGGAGGGTTCATATTCAACACGACCGCGGGCGGAACCTCCGCTGCAGCCGTCGCGGTTGGTCCGACTCCCAACGGGCTCACCGACAACAGCGTGACGTGGACTCTCGGCGGCCCCCTCGCTGGCCCCTGCCAGATCGACGCAGCGCAGTCTCAGGAGCTCGGCTATCAGGCGATCGCCAAGGACCTCGGGCCCAACGCGTTCGGCATGGCCCAGCTCATCTATGTCGCCTTCACTGGGACCACGGTCGCTGGCGATTTCGTCATCATCGACCAGTACAACATGACGGCGGCCCAGGCCGCGCAGGGCGCCCGGGGACTCGTGGGCGTGTCACTGGGCGCTGGCGCCTCCGGCAAGTTCGGCTGGGTGATGATTTTCGGAGTCCACGACTCCGCGAACGCGCTGAACGGCGCGTCGACGATCAACACCATCGCGTACATCTCGACGACTGCGGGACGTGTCTACACCACGGCGCACTCGACGGACGGCGTCCCCGGCGTCGTGATCAAGGTCACCGGCGATGCGCAGAACCGCGGTGCCGTCTACCTCAACTGGGCGTGCGCTGCCGGTAACCCGTAACAGGCTGTTTCACTGGACCGGAGGGTGCTTCTCCCTGGCCCTCCGGTCCTTCACAGGGAGAAACGCATGGCTTTCGAGGATCCGCAGGCGAGACGGCAGATGGAAGGGTGGAACGAGGCTTGGGCTCGGGACGGCAAGTGCCGGGTGATGTTCCACAAACAGTTGGTGCTCGATGAGCGCCGCACGTCCGGTTACACCGAGGAGAAGGAGATCCTGAACGACGACGGGTCGGTCCGGATCGAGAAGAAGCGATTCCCCGGCGAGGGTCGACCAATCTACAAGGAGGTGGACTTCGTCAAGAAATTCACCCCTGGAGACCCCACGAACATCGTCGATCGCGAGGTCTGGCCGATCGATCGGGAGGAGTATCCGAACGAGTGGGCCGCCTACCTGGCCGGCAAGGATCAGGGCGTGAGTGGCACTCCCCTCGAGATGCTGCCCGGGATCACGGCCGCTCGGATCGAGGAATTCAAGCACTTCCCCGGTGCGCCGATTCGCACCATCGAGGATCTCGCGGGCCTCGCGGACGTTCACGCACAGAAGTTCCTCGGGTTCAACGAGGACCGCCAGAGGGCGCGCGACTGGCTGTCCATGGCTCAGCGTGCGGCTCCCGTGACGGAGATGCGGCAGGAGCTTGCCGAGCGCGACGCCCGGATCAAGTCGCAGGCCGAGCAGATGCAGGAGCTCCAGAGGCAGGTCTCCGAGATGAAGGCGATGCTGGACTCGGCAACTCGACCCGAGACGGCGAAGACCTCGAACGCTCGCAGGGGGTAACCCGTGGCCTACGCGCAGGCGGGACTGATTCTCAATAGGGCAGCCGCTCAGCTCGGGCTGCTTGGGGTCGCTCCTGCCTCCGCGCCTGATCCGTTCGCGTCGTCGGACCCGAACTTCGTGCAGCTCTGCGAGCTCCTCTCCACGGGCGGCGACGATCTCAACATGGAACACGACTGGCCGCAGCTCCGGAAGGAGTTCACGGCCACGACCGTGCAGGGACAGAGCACCTATCCGCTCCCGTCCGACTTCCACGAAATGATTGACCAGTCCGGATGGAACAGGAGCTCGCGCCTGCCGCTCATCGGTCCGCTTAGCCCTCAGGAGTGGCAATACCTAAAGGCGCGGTCGCTCGGGATGTACATCACGGTCGTGTTCCGACTCGATTCGGAGTCCGTCCTTGAAATCAATCCCTCCGTCCCTGTTCCGGCTGGGACGCTCATCGCCTTTGAGTACATCTCCGCTTACTGGGTGCAGTCGAGCGGCGCTCCGAACCCGGACAAGGCGTACCCTTCGGCGGCTACCGATTCGATTCTCTACGATCCCGACCTGGTGATCTCCAAGCTGAAGCTGATGTGGCTCACAGAGAAGGGGTTTGACACGCAGAAGGCTCAGGAGTCCTACGACGCCAAGCTTGAGCACTGCATCGGGAAGAGCACCGGAGCTCCCACGCTCAACCTGGTTGGCCCCGCCACCGCCGTCGATCGGTTCATCGACAACGCCAACCTACCCTTGACGGGGTTCGGAACGTAATGCCTCGCCCTGCTCCACAGCGCAATCGGCTCAAGGAGTTTCACCTCCCTGCGCCAATCGGTGGGGTCAATACGATCGCCTCGGGCACCGACATGCCCACGAGCGATTCGATCCTCTCGTACAATTTGATCGGCGCGGAGTACGGGTTGCGCACCCGCCTCGGGTGGCGGGAATGGTGCACGGGGCTCAACGGCGAAGAGGTACGCTCGCTCTTGCCCTTCACTGGCTCGACGAAGAACGGATCGAATAACCGGCTGTACGCGTGCACCACCAGTGGTATTTGGGACGTGAGTGGCAGCACCACGACCCCCACCAAGATCGTCACGTTCCCCACCCAGAACAACGACAGTGGGTGGGGCGTATCGACCGTGATGGTGTCGATCGCTGGTCACTTCCTGTGCTACTGCGATGAAGCGAACGGCTACTACGTTTACCAAGAGAGTAACAGCATCTGGACGAAGATCACGATGGGCGCAGGTGGATCTCAGGTCGCCGGAGTCGATCCAGGCCTATTCTGCTTCGTCTGCGCCTGGAAAAACCGCCTCTGGTTCGTCGAGCGGGACACGGGTCGCGGCTGGTATCTGGGGATTGGGGCGCTGTACGGCACGGCCACCTCGTTCACGTTCGGTAACCGATTCAAAGCGGGCGGCGATCTCCGAGGCCTGTGGAGCTGGACGTATGACGGCGGCGTGGGCACCGATGACGCCCTCGTTGCAGTCTCTGGAGGCGGGGACCTCCTGATCTACCAGGGCACCGATCCGAGCTCCGTCAGCACGTTTGGCCTCCAGGGCGTGTGGTTCGTGGGTGGAGTGCCGAGCGGGCGCCGCCTGTGCACCGACTTCGGCGGCGACTTGCTGGTCATGAGCTCGACGGGGATCCAGCCTCTCTCGAAGCTCGTCACCGGGACCGTGCTCTACGACCGGTCGCAGTACCGGACCGCGAAGATCAGCAACCTGTTCAACCAGCTCCAGGCCGCCACCGCGACGATCCGCGGCTGGGCGATGCGGCTGCACCCGCTCGACGCCTGCCTGCTGGTGCTGGTTCCGACCGCGAACAACCAGCCCACGCAACAGCTCGTGATGAGCCTGTCGACCCAGGGATGGCACCAGTATCGCGACATGCCGATGGGCGTTTGCGCGGAGGCCTGGGGCGGACTCCTATACTTCGGTACGCCTGATGGCCGCGTGTGCATCAACGACGGGTACACGGATGGTCGGACGCTTGTGGCGCCTTCGGCGTCCACGCCGATTCAGTGGTCGCTACTGTCGGCCTACTCGAACCTTGGGTCACCGCGGAAGAAGCGCGTCCAGATCATCCGGCCGCGCGTGTTGTCGCAAGGCGGCGCGATCGTATTCCAGGCTACGGCTCGCTATGGCTGGGACATGTCGGAGATCGGGCCAGTGAGCGGGGTGGGCATCTCCAGTGGAGCAGCCTGGGATTCGGCGAGGTGGGACCAGTCGGTGTGGGGTGGGCAGTACCAGCCGCAATCGGCGATCTTCGGGGGCGCGGGGTGCGCTTCTGAGGTCGCGATCGCAATCCGCGGCTCAAGCACGTCTCGCATGACGTTGACCGGCGTCGACGTGGCGTACGACCAGGGAGGGCTACTCTGATGGTCACCATCCAACGCGCTCCTGCTGCCCATTACCCTTGGATTGCCCAGCGGGCGCACCTGATCGTCGGGTCTGAATTCCGGGCGATCGAGGCGATCGACAGTGCCGGCCGGATCGTCGCAATGGTCGGCTACGACGGCTGGACAGAGTCTGCCATCAGCATGCACGTCACGCTCGAGTACCCGGCAGCGCTTCGACACATCCTTCGCCCCGCCTTCGGTATCCCCTTCACGGAGCTCGGCAAGGAGCTCGTCCTGTGCCAGGTACTCTCCACGAATGCGCGGTCCCTGGCCCTGGTGAAGGGGGTCGGATTCCGTCAAGTATACCGCGGGCGCGACTGGTGGGCTAACGGTGTGGATCTCGTCTTCTTTGAGATGAGAAAGAAGGATTGCCGATGGGTGGAGTAACTAGCGGTAAAAGCAGTTCTTCTGCGTCCCCCGACTTCAATAAAGCCGCAGAAAAACAATCCGCGTCGTCTCAGCAGGCGGTGAATCAGCAGACCACCGCTAACCGGGCCAACCAGACGAATGCCCTGGGCGCTACGACAAGTTGGACGCAGGGGGCGAATGGTCAATGGACCCAAAATTCAAACCTTGGAGGTCAGCTCGGCACCGCCGCATCTAACCTGGAAAACCAGGTTGCCACGAACTCTAGCCAGTCGGCTATGACCGGCGACCAGGCCCGAGATCAGGCAATCACCGGCGCGTACAACCAATCAACCTCTCGTCTCGATCCGCAGTGGTCGCAGACCGAGGAGTCGACGAAGGCTCAACTCGCAAACCAGGGGCTCGACCCGGACAGCCAGGCCTATCAAAACCAGATGGGCAACCTGAGCCGGCAGAAAAACGATGCCTATTCAAGCGCGATGAATAGTGCGATCGGCCAAGGAACATCGGCACAACAGGCCACGTTCAACGAAAACCAGTCCGCCCAGAACCAGCCATACCAGCAGTTGCAGGCACTCCAAGGAATGAGCGGACAATCAAGCTACAATCAGGCCGGGCAGGCCCAGGGGACGCAGTACCTGACCGCAGCACAAGACCAGTACCAGGGCCAGCAGAACCAGAATGCCCAGCAGCAAAGCGGGAAGAACTCATTGATGTCCGGGGTTGGTGGTGTCGCGGGCATGGCAGCGATGCTGTAACCGGAGGTAAACATGGCGAACGGAAACGATGACCTTTACCAACTCCTCCAGTACATCGAGGCCACGAACCCGGGCGCCCTGGACCAGATGATCCAGGGAGGCCAAGCGCCGGAACAGATGCAGCTCCAGGCGCAGCAGGCGAAGCGCGGCTCGAGCCTCGCCGACACCCAGCAGCCCCAGGGCATGCACGTGGGCGGCACCTACATGGCGTCGAGTCCTCTAGAGCACCTGGCTGCGGCACTCCGGCAGGGAAAGGGCCTGTCGATGGAAAAACAAGCCGCACAGGCCCAGCAACAGGCCCTGCAACAGCAGGGCGCGGGCCGCCTGGCCTACCTGCGGGGGATCGCAGGGCAGGGGCAGCAGGACCAGCCAGATCCAGGCACGGGCGGCGAGTTCTGAGGGAGACACATGGACCTCGACTACAACGCGCTCTTTGGCTCTGACGACTCGGCGGCGCAGGCGTCGGCCTCTCAGCTCGCGCAGGCGCTGCGCCAGCGTCGCGCGGCCGGACAGCTCGGCCTCGCGACGGGCGACTCGGCCAACGCGGCGCTGGGCCAGGAGATGACCGGCAACGCCGACAAAATGGAGCAGGGGCTCATCGGCGCCGCTCAGCACCGGGCTGGGCTCGACGTGCAACGAAAACACCTCGCTCAACAGGCAGAGCAACTCCAGGCGATGATGGGCTACAGGACGGATCAGCTCGGTCTACGGCGAGATCAGATCGACGCGCAGAACGCCCTACGGCAGGCCCAACTCGACCAGAAAGCGGGCGAGCAGATCGCCTCGCATGACGCCTTCGGAAATCCGATCTTCGTCAAGAAGTTCGGAGGCGCAGGAAACGCCGCCCCACGCCAAGCGTCTGCCCCTGGGCCGAATCCTGGCGCTCCTATGGCGCAGACTACTCCCCCTGGGCCGATCGCCCCGCCTACGGGCGGCGGCGCAATGCCGGGTGGCGCGCCGGCGCCGACCGGTGCTCCTGGAACGACTCCAACTCTCTCTGGACCTCCGCCGTCCAAGGGGATCCCGGACGGCCGCGGTGGCTACCTGTTGAACCCTCAGGCGCTCGACCAGGCAGCGGAGATGTACGCGAGGACCGCTACTCTTCCTCCTGTCGCTCAAGGTCGAGGGGGCGCCCTGATTCGCGCCGCAATCGCAAACCGAGCCGCGGAATTGCGGCCTGACACGAACCTGGCCGGCAACAAGGCCAGTTATCACGCCGACTCTGCGTCGCAGACGAAACTTCAAGGGATGGTCGACAACACCGACGCCTTCGAGCGGACGGCCCTCGCGAACCTGGACACTTTTCTCGGGACGGCCCGCAACGTCGTAGACCGTGGGTCGCCGCTATGGAACGCAGGAGCGCGCCAATTCGCGACACGGTTCGCAGGCGATCCGAAGATGGCCGCGTTCAACGCTGCCCGACAGACGGCGGTGCAGGAGATCGGTAAGGTATTGGGCGGCGCGTCGGCGGGCGGCGCAATTTCGGACTCCGCCCGCCACGAGGTGGAGAGCCTACTCCCCCCCGATGCGAGCCTTGCGCAGCTTGAGCAGGCGTCGGCGATCCTTCGAAAGGACATGCTGAACCGGCGTCAGTCGTACCAGCAACAGCTCCACGAGATCCAGGGGCGAGCGGGGAGCGTGAGCGCAACGCCGAAGGCAACGCATCGGTTTAACCCGGAGACCGGAAAGATTGAGGCGATCGGTGGCTAAAATCGTCGAGGTCCCCGGGGTGGGTAACGTCGAGTTTCCGGACAGCATGTCCGACGACGCAATCGGCGCGGCGCTCGCGAAGCCATCGCCTGACGGCCGGATGAGCGACGCCAGCGCGGCACAGGCGCGACAGGCCATCGGAGGCACCGTCGAGCAATTGAAGGGCCTCGACCAAAAAGAGAAGGCGCAGGCGATGGCCGAGATGAAGCAGGCAGCGGCCGCGCCCGGAGAGGCCCTACAGGACGCAGCAGGCGGCGTATCGTCGTTGTTCTCGTTTTTGCATCCCGCGCAAGCCGTGCTCGGCGCTGGAGCGAGCTACTTGGATGATGCCCTCGGAAAGAACGAGCATCACCCAAACATCATGGATGAGGGCGGCCTAGGAAGAAGGTCGGCCGGGGATCGCTGGAGAGACTCCATGGCGGACATCCGGGATCAGGTCGAGGGGGCCCGCAAGCGATCACCGATCGCGTTCACGGCCGGCTCGATCCTCCCCGCGGTCGTAGCTCCCCAGGCTATTGCGGCGTCAATGCCGTTCTCGGGCGCAGTGCAGGGCGCCGGCGCGCTTCCGACTCTTGCTCGGGGCGCTGGCGGCGTGCTGGACTCCGCGCTGTATGGCGCCGCGAATGCGGCGGGAGCGAACGCGGACAAGGACCCGCTCGGCGCGGCCGGCGAAGCCGCGAGCTCACCCGCCAACCTGCTCCCGGCCGCCATCCCCCTAGCTCAAGTAGCGGGACAAGGGATCTCGAAGGCCGTTCCTACGGAGCTGTCGGACTGGCTTCGCCAGAAGGCTGGAAACCGGATCCTGAAGCAGATCGGCGCGATCCAAAGCGACCTTACTCGCGCCCGAAGGCAGGTGGGAAGAGACGCCCTCTCGGAGATCGGCGCGCAGATGGGCGATCTCGGGATCGCAAAGCCCCTCGATACGTCACACAGCGTGTACGAGCGCGCCAGCGACGTGATCGACTCGGCCGGCAACAAGATGGGCCAACTGATCAAGCAGGGTGACGCGGCGCTGGCGGCGACCCCTGGAGCGGCCCCCACGCTCGGGGGCGTCGTCACCCGCGCGCGACAGGACATCCTCGCCCCGTTGGCTGCCGATCCCCACCAGGCAGATGCGGCGGCGAAGTTCTCCAAGCTGCTGGACCGGTACGAGGGCCAGAGCTCCGCGCCGGGCTGGCAAAACATGTCTCTGTCCGATCTTCACCAAGCGCGCGTCAATGCCTCGAAGGATTTGTACGGCAATCGAGGGAACCAGGATCCCGATGCGAATGCCTACAAGGAGGCGCTCCATTCGTTCCGGTCGATGCTGTCCGATGAGATCGATCAGGCGATGACGCGATCCGGGCAGGATACGGCACCATGGAAGCAGGCCAACCGTCAGTACGAGGTGGCCAGCCGAGCCCAGGAGTTCGCCGACAAGGGAATGGACCGGGCGCACGGCAACAACCTGCTCTCACCGATGGAGGCGCTTTCGGGGATGACCGGGATCCTGTCGGGCTCCATGGGGCATGGAGGCCTCGGGATTGGAGCCATTACCGGAACCGGCCTGTCGATGTTTGGGCGCCGATACGGCTCGGGGGTCCTCGGGTCCGGCGCGCTCCAGGCCTCGAACGCTCTTCGCCCCGGGCCGCAGGTGCCGATCCCCGCGTCCTCGCCCCAGTCACGTTCGATCGTCCAAGCCCTTGCAGCCGCCCTCCGCGGCGAATCCCAAAGGAATGACCAATGAAAAAGATTGCCCTGGTTCTTGCTGTGCTGTTCGCCGGATTTCTCGGTGGCATCTACTCGTTCAGACCGGCCCGCGCGACCCGCAACAGCGCTGGGACCTATTCCCTGGCGACCGGGAACCCGGTCGTTACCGGGACAACGATCTCGACGACTTGGGCCAATAACACGCTCAGCGACATTGCCACCGAGATGACCAACAGTTTGGACCGGAACGGGCGGGGAGGAATGCTTGCACAGTTCGCCTCGGTAGACGGGACGCAGGCGGCGCCCGGGATCGCTTTCGTCAACGAGACCGGAACCGGGTTCTATCGGGCCGGAACCTCCGACATGCGAATGTGCGTGAATGGCACGCCGAAGGCGGGACTGAACTCTACGGGGTTCCGGCTGATCGATTCAAGCAGCGGGGCGAACTCCTACGGAGTCAATCTGCTGGCTCCAACTCTCGCCGCAAGCTACTCGGTGACGATGCCGACCGCGGCGCCTGCCTCGACGCTTCCCGTCAGTATGTCATCGGCGGGCGTGCTGTCGGCGGGGCAGATCACGGCGGCGCAGGTCACGAACAACACGATCACGGCGACACAGATTGCAAACAGCACGCTCACAAACGCGACCCAGGGCTTCGGGACGCCCAGTGCATCTACCGACGTGGCGATCAAAAGCTACGTCGACGGGCAATTTCCGATCGGGAACAGCAAACAGAGCTTTGGGACTCCGAGCGCATCAACCGACGTTGCGATCAAGAGCTATGTCGACGGTCAGTCCGGGTTCGCGAGAGCGCGGGCTACGCTGATAACAGGCGGTTCCGGTACAGTCTCCGTCAACAACTCGTTCAACTTCAGCAGCGCATCCTATTCATCGTCCACATTGACGATCATCACGAACATAACATTGGGAACGTACCCTGTCATCGTTTGCAACGTTTCACGAATCGGAAGTCCCTCTCTGACTATCAACTCTCACGACGTGTCTGGCAGTCAGTTTCAGATATCTCTTTCCACCACTTGGGCGAGCGGCGACTGGGTTTTTTGTGTCATATACTGATAGTTATGGATGGTAGTTATGTGGACCTGGAAAATCGGACTCGGCGAACTCTTCGACCCTCAGGGGCGCCTATTTGCGAAAGGGTACTCCGGCAAAGGGAAGGGGTTGAACAACCCGCGCATGCAGGGTTGTCACGGAGAACAGGGTAAGTCCGACGCGGGCCCGATTCCTGTGGGTCGATACGCGATTTGCGCGCCGGTTGACCGGCATGGCGGGTTCGCCCTTCCGCTCATCCCTGATCCGGTGAACGAGATGCACGGCCGCGGGTCATTTTTGATACACGGCGACCTGGTCGAGGCGGCGAAGGATCCGAACGATGCATCGCTGGGCTGCGTGATCGTTTCGCCCAGGTTGAAGCGGATTCAGGTTTGGCAGTCGGAAGACCATGAACTTAGCGTGACTGAGTAGCAACCGACGTCGGCCGGGTTGCCGACAGGGAGAAAACAAATGAAGCGGTCGACGTGGCGCGGTGTGCTTTTGGTGGCGATGATCTTTACCCCCTTCTTCGTGGTCGCACAGGCGGCCCCTCTGCCCGATCCGAGTGACCTCGGGACGTTCCTCACGGCGGCGCTGAACGCGCTCCGGGGCGGTGACTGGCAGCTCGTGGCGGCGCTCGGGCTCACCGGTGTCGTGTTCGTCCTCAGGAAGTTCGGAGCGAAGTGGATCCCCTGGATCGGGACGAGCGTGGGCGGCGCGACCTTCGCCGGTCTGGTGGTGCTCCTCGGAGGCCTCGCGGCGGCGCTCGCGGCGCACCAGGCGATCACCTGGACTCTGCTCGGCACGTTGCTCGTGGCGACCTGGACGGCGGCCGGCGCGTGGACCTGGGGGCGGCGGATTCTCGCCCTGTTGACCAAGATCCCCGGGACGCTCGGGAAGCTGTTCGGCTGGATCCTCGCGCTTCTCGGCGGCGATCCCGACTCCCAGGTGCAGGCGGCGGCGGACGCGGCGAAGACCTCCACTCCTTCGACCGCCAGCGGCTCGACGGTCGCGGCCGGTCTGGACCCGAAATGACCCGCGGGCTGGCGCTCCTCGCGCTTCTGGCGCCCGTCCTGGCGCTGGCCGATCCCCTCCCGCCACCTCCGGCGGGAGAGAAGCATCTGGCACTGTTGCCGGGGCAGACGCTCGTCCTGGAGTGCGACAAGGACCCGTGCCCGACGATCACCCTTGCCGCCGACCCGGCCGATCCCCGGTTCGGCGGTACCTATACCAGCTCTGCCCTGACCCGCTGGGACCTCGACTGGAAGCACCACATCGAGGCCGAGCGCGATGCAGCCAAAGCACTGGCCTACGCCGCGAAGCCCCCGGGGATTCGCCTGCTCGGGATCGGCTTCGGGGTGGGAGTCGCGGCCGGTGGAACCGCTGCGGCCTACCTGGTCGGCGGTTCGGCCGGCGTCAAAGTGGCGTCGGCGGCCGGAAGCGCGGTCGTCGGCGCTGTCCTGATCTACCTACTGAGGTGACGATGCCCCCGCAAGACTGGTACGACCTCGCCAAAGCCCTCGCGTCGCCCCTCCTGATCCTCCTCGTTGGAGCCCTCGCGCAGCGATCCTCCCGGTCGCAAGAAGCGCAGCTCGGGAGGATCGAGGCTTCTCTGCTAACTGTCGGTGCCACGGCTGGCGCTCACGCTGAGCGACTCGCGAGCGGACAGGTGATGATCGATGACCTCCGGGGGCGCCTCGATCACGTCGAGGACCGGGAGCGCGACCGGAGATGCTACGGGCCTTGCCCCGTGTGCCATCCGGCGCAAACGAAACACACCGGGTAAACTCACAGGTTCGGACATACGTCCGAGCCCTGCGGGGCAGACGCGTCGTAGGTACAGAGCAGCACCCAGCCGAGCGCCGTGCATTCGCTCCGCGTCGAGCCCTGCTCACAGCACAGGTAGATCGAGGTCTCCTGGCCACCCTCGCACACGTATCGGTGGTATCCGTCCGAGGGCGACATCTCCGTCTCCCACCCGTGCGCGCATGGAGGATCGCCGCACGGCTGATCTGAGGAGCCACCGCAGGAGGTCAGCGCAAGGGCGCAGACGAGGGCGATCGCTGTGCTGGTCTTCATGGTCTTCTCCTCGTGTCGGGCTCCATGCCCGCCTGGCCCTCGGAGAGCCCTCCGGGGGTCGGGTGGGCGGGGCGGGCCGCTCGGGCTCGCCCCAGGGATGAGGCTACTCGGGGAGTCCCGCTGCTCTTCGCTGAGCGATTCGCTGCCTGGCGGACTCCTCCCGCTCGTTGATTTTGTCCACCAGGCACTGGGCCATCTCTAGCGCCCTGCCAGTATTTCCGTAGCCGACCTCGGTGGTCTCTGCGACCACCTGTCCATTGCCGTCGACGACCTGGCCAACCGTGGCGAAATGTACACCTACTGTGCGGGTTCGGATTTTTAGGGACATGGTCTCTCTTCCTGCTCTTGGCCGCTCCGTGCGACCATGGATAGACTATACGACTCTCACGGTCGCGCGTCAGCTATCGACGTGAGTCCCTTTGGGGTACAGCCGGGTAATCCACGAGCCGGTGGTACCGCTCGGCCCCCCGGACCTCCACCGTGAGCTCGTACCAGGGCATGCCGTGGGAGCGCCTCCAGGCGCCCACCGTGCGCAGACTGGCGAGTATTCGTTCGACGGTGCGGCGCTCCAGACCTGCGCTCTCAGCGAGGTCTACGACGCGGAGAGGCGCCTCCCTGAGCAGGGACTCGATGAGCAGCCCGCGAGTCAGGATATCGGCTTGGCTGGTGATGGACATGGCGGGAGTATGCGACCTCCATCGACGCACGTCAACTACGGGACGGGGAGCCTACGGGCGAGGCGCGATCCTGACCGCGGTCCCGTACGCCACGATCTCCGTACACGAATTTATGAGGTCGCTGGAGTGGGACCTAACAAAATGCAACCCGGGCATGATATCCACGCTGGCGCATGCCAGAGCCCCGTTTCGTCGAGTTGGTCCGAGTCTCAGGTTCCAGCCAGGCAGAGCGTGACACACCCGCCGACCAGCGTCGAGCCCTAGATGCCCTTCGAAGGACCCGTCCGGGGATCCTGGTCGAGCGCATCGAGGAAGGGGCGGCCGGCCTGTCAGGCGCTCTACCGCTCGACCAGCGGCCGGACCTCCAGCGGCTCTTCGTGTTGGCCGGCTCGAAGGCATTCGACGAAGTCCGCGTCCGGCACATCGACCGACTCACCCGCCACCCCGACCCCCGTGAGCGCTACGCGATCTTCGGTGCAGTTGCAGATGCGGGCGCCGTGATCGTCGACGCAGGTAACCACGTGATCGACCCCGCGAGCGAGATGGGCGAGCTCGACTTCGCCTTTCAGACCATCGTGGCGGCGCGCGAACGCAGGCGCATCTTCGAACGGACCTACTCGGCGAAGGTGAGGCTAGCCCAGCAGGGCAAGTTGCAGGGTCGGCCCCCGTACGCGCGGACCTGGAACAAGGTCGCCGGCACCTGGGGCACGGACCCCGAGCGGTTGAAGGTCTACCGGCGCATCTACCGGGACGTACTCGCCGGAAAATCCCTGAATCAGATCGCCAAGGATCTGAACGCGGAGAAGATCCCGACGGTAGGCGCCGCACTCCGGGGCCAGCTTCACTCGGAGGCCTGGTCAGCCGGCCATGTTTCGCGACTCGTCAAGCATCGCTCGGCCATCGGTGAACTCACCACCAACGGCGTCGCGCTCACGTGTCCGCCCGTCGTCGACCTTGAGGCCTGGAAGCGGGCTCAGCTCGCGATCAAGAACAGCCGCGCGGGTCGACCGGCGACCGGCCTTCTGCCGGCGCTGCTCAGGGGAAGGGCGGTCTGCGGTCTGTGCGGATCGACGATGTGGGTCAAGCAGGGCGGCCGGAGGGCACTCCGGTACCTATACTATGTGTGCAGGTCCTACCAGACGGCCCGAAACGAGGGGTGTCAGAAATGGCACCGAGTCGAGGAGGTTGACGGCGTCGCCTGGGATGAGCTCCTGGTGTGGCTTGCTCGAAATGTTGTTCCCCGCTCGAAGGCTGGCCCAGATTCCAAGGAACTGGTGAAGAGCGCCGAAGCGAAGCTAGCCGAGCTGGCCAAGGAGGAAGACCGGCTCTTGCGCGTCGCGCGTCGGGCCTCACCGGAGGCCGCGGAACGGGCGTTGACTGAGCTTCAGGGGGAGATGGAGCAGGCCCGGCGCAGCCTGGAACGGGCGCGGCTCATTCCGGACCGGCAACCGGAGGTCGAGACGGTAAAGCGGGCCGCACTACTTCGCCGAGCGAAGCGGGCCGTCCTCGCCGAGCGTCGCGCCATGGTCCTCGCGGTCTTGCTGCCGGGCGGGGTCGCCATCTGGCCCGACGGGCGTATCGAGATCCGGTAGCGACTCCAGCCAAGCCAGGGCCCGAGCGATGCCCTCGGGGCTCGAATGCACCGTGGCGCGGTACTGGAGGCGTTTGCGCCTGTTGGCGGGGGCGGTGCTCACCTCTGCTCGGCTCCCAGTTCGGCGCGCATCCGGTCCACGAAATCGGCACGCGCGGTCGCGGCCCGTGCGTGCTCCGGCGACCGCTCCCAAGCGGCTTCGCACGTGCGGCAGAGGGCGAACCGATGCCCCTCGCGCGGCGAGGCCTCGGGGTGATCGCAGACCGCGCAGGTAGCCAGAGGGCGAGGGCGGGTCATGCTACCCCCTTGCTTCTCTGATAGTAACGTTTCGCATCCGGCCCGAGCTCAATCACGGACCGCTGTCCCTCATTGCGGAGCGCTCGGAACGGCCTGCGGCACTGGGCGCAGTCGATCAGCACCGGAGGCTCGGGGCAGGGCTGCGGGAAGGCGCAGTAGCAGCACTTAACCGTGAGGGATCGGGTCACGAGTCCGCTCCCTTCTTTGCAGTCGGCTGCGCGAGGAAGCGCAACGTGAGGACGTGCAGGATGCTCGCAACACCCAGCCACGTAATGTCGTCGTGAGAGTCCGGGCGTTCGATGCGCTCCCTGGAGGCCTTGTCCTTGAACACCTGCGCCGCCGACACCAGGGCGCCCGCGCCTCCCGCCTGGAAGGCGTGCTCGAGGGCGGCGGCGATCTTGTCCACTGGGTCCATGCTGCCAACGGTCAACGTCTTCCAGATCGACTGCGCCTCTTCCTTCGCGTCGTAGGTCACGGCTGCGCTCTCCTATGCTGTTCTGGCAGGGCGCGCAGTGCAGCCGCGTACCCTGGGTGATCGTCGTAGTTGCAGCCCTTGCTGGCGCACCAGTCGGTGAGCGCGTTCCTGAGCCGAAGGAGTCCGCAGTTGATGCATATTGCACGGCCGGTCAGCTTGGCGAATGGCCTGTCCGTCTTCCATGCGTGGCCTTCGAAGGCGTAGGGCTGCCGCCGGGCCGCGTGCTGGAGCAGGGAGATCACGGCTTGACCCTTTCCATCGCGGTGCATCGCGGGCATGCGCCTGGAAGCGTCATGCCCAGCGGAACTCGGATCACATGATCCCCGGGCGCACCGTAGGGGCATTCCGCGCGCGCCTTTTCGCGGTCGTCCAGATCGTCCAGGTCTAGGCAACGCGCCCACCCTGGCTTCACGATCCGTCGGGTCATGGTCTTCCGCCCGGCCAAGAGGGCGCGCACCATTGGGGCGCTGAACAAGATCGGGCGCTCTTTCAAGGCCGCTCCTTCCCCGGCGTGATTCGCGGCATCACTGACAGGTCGATAGAGGCCCCAGCTAGAAGCGGAATCTTCCACGCAATGCGTCCATGCGGTTTGTGCTCGGGGCCAAAGGCGTCGCCCTCCCGAGTCCACCTGATCGCAGCGCCGAGGGCATCGACCAGATCCTCGGGAGTGCCTGCATCGTCCGTCCACGGCACGGCGACCAGGTCGAGGTCGTTGGTCATGCTCCCGTGGAGCGCGAGCGCGTAGCCGACTCCGCGCGCTACCTCCGCCAGCACGGGCACAATGAAGGCGTACGGGACCGCGGCGCGGGCGGCCTTGAAGGCCACTACCGGGATCGGTGTCTGTCCTTCCCCTCCGTTGACCACGACCACCGAGCCCGCCGGCAGGCGATCCATGGATGACACATAGACGGCCGCGAACGGCGCCAGCGCACGCCTCAGTGACCCGATCTCGGCCCGGGCGTCCTGGCTCACCTCCCAATGGGAGCGATCCGCGCCCTCCCTCAGCTCATCCCGGTCGTAGGCGATGCGCTCTAGGCGATCCTCGAGCTCCGCGACCCGGGCCTCGGAGACGTTGAGCCGGTCCGACCACTCCATATTACAATCGTTTCCGCGACTCTGTTCGGCTGTCAATTGGGCCCGATAATTTTCGGCAAGGGCCGCAAGTCGTGCCTGGGACGCATTTAGCTCCGCGGTCCGGGCCAGCGCGTCGTTGCAGCGCGTGGCTACGCGGGAGTTCTCGGCAGCCAACCCGTTCGCCTCCCAGCGTAGTTCACTGACCCGAGCCCGAGCATCGTCACGCTCGCGCTCGGCCTTCTCTCCGGCGTCGAGCGTGATGATTGCCCGCAGGCCATGCGGGCCGTTGAATTGGTACTGCTCGACCTGGCTCTTCTTCGCCCCGCACACGCGGCAGGTAGCAACGTCGCCGAGCTTGATCTGTCCGTGGTCACTCATCGTCGTCCTCGTCCAGCGGGGCAGGGATCTTGTTGAGCTCCTCAACGTCAGCGTAGAGTGGCCCATGGCAGGGCATGAGCAGCCCAAACTCCCCGCCCTCCGAGACACGCACGGTGATCGGATCGCAGGCGTTCTCCGGCACCGTCACCTCCACGACCCCGTCCGATCCGAGGGACTGCGCGAGTGCGAGCAACCGACGAACGTGGATGCGAACGGTTAGGTCAGAGTCTCGCGCCGGAGTGATGACGGACTTATAGTCAACGAACGGGACCTGTTTGGCGGTGAGGTCCGATCCCTCAACTTTGGCAGGAAACATGGCCATCATGTACCCGTCCGTCGCGACCAAGCGTTCCGCCTTGAGATCCAGGTACGGCGCCCGGATTCGCTTTTCGCTGCTGCGGGCGTCGATGCACAGCTCGGGCTTGTAGTGTTTGGAGATCTTCACGATTGGTTCTCCTTTAGAACAGCGCCAATTGACCCTTGGGTTTCGGTAGTGGTGGAGGTGGCCGAGCCCCCCGGACGCGCTCCTGGCCGGCAGCGCACGCACAGAAGACTTCGCCACGCTCACGGCCCAGAGGCGTCCCGCTGTCGTTGCATCCGGAGCAGACGGCGTGCGGATCTGGCCGAGGCACAAGGGCTGCCGGGCCCCAGGGTGGAACGAGGTACTTCTTGAGCGGCCCGCCCACCTCCCAGGCCTCTCCGACCGTTGGCCGATTGATCAGTGCCGGGAACCCCAGCGCGAGGTCATTGCACCAGGCGCAGCGTATGGGCGAGGCGGTGCCGGCGGTGAGGTGACGTGGGAAGGGCCCGTTGCGCCAGGTCGCGATGAGTGGGCCGCCGCGATCGTGGAGCGGCTCAGACTGAGCGCCGCACTCCCGGCAGGTGGCCACGTCACCGAGCTTGATCAGGTCAGCCACGCTCGGCCGCCTTCTTTGCGCGCTTCGCCGCTCGCCAGTCGGCGGCATGCGGACAACTCTGGAAGTGAGGCTTGCGCCGGATCCCGCTCGGCGGTGGGGTCTCGCCGGCGGCGAGAACCAGAGCCATCACGCTGCCTCCCCGATCAAAAAGGACGATGTTGCCGGTGGAGTCTGGAGCTGCATCGACAGGCATGGAGCTCCCGTACTTGGTCTGCGCCCAGAAGATCGGAGCTCCACAGCTCGAGCACGGCTTTGGAAGGTGGCCTGTGGGTCGCGGGGAGTCGAGAGGGGCCTTGTTACCGTCCGCGGTACCCGGAGCGCTGTTCGTATCCCGGGACTCGCCGTGTACGTTCAAGGGCCCCTCTCCACTCTCCGCGGTCATGTCCCCTCCAGGTCGAAAGGGAGCTGAGTCGGCACCCCCGAGGCCGAGCACTTCGGACACAGGTCGCGGTCTTCCCCCACGCTTTTCGCGCACTGGGAGCACATAGGGAGGTCGCACGTCTTCTTCCTCGAGCCGGCCGGTGCAGGGCCGTCGCAGAGTTTCGTCGCCCAATTCTTCCGGCACACCATGCAGCGCTGACGCCGGCCGCTCGAACAGATGAAGCCACTTACACGCTCGCCGTTGATGACCTGGTCGAAGGGCGTGCAGATCATCGGAGCGCCCCCAGGATCCGCCAGCGCTCGGGTAGCGGGTAACCGTGGCGACTGCACCAGTCAGTCACTGTTGACAGATAGCTAAGCGGGTACTTGTCGAGTGATTTGTGACAGGTTTGGTGAGCGGCCATGCAGTTGGAGACCGATTGCTTCTGGACTCGCCGGCCAATTCCTCCGTTGAGGTGAGCGAGTTCACGGGGATCTAGAAAATCAAATCCCACGTTGCAGAGCTCACATCGGCCCGCTGCCCTCGCGAACACCGCGGAGCGTATCTCTGCGCTCTCTTGCTCGCTCTCGCGCTCCTCGCGCCGGCGGCGTGCGGCCGCAAACGCAACGCTCTTGACCGCGGACTTCGCCGGCGCCGGCCGCGGCCCTCTAGCGAGCAGAGATCGAGCTCGGCCGTCGCCGGCGTCGCGCCGGAGCTCAAGGTACTCGATGACATGGCGGGTCCAGGCGTTCACCTGGGTGACCTCACAGCGAAGTGCCGGGCGACGAACAGCCGCGCCTCGGACAGCGGTAGTTCTGGCCTCCGGCCGTAGAACAGGACTACCCGCCGATCGGCGCGGTAGACCGCAACCTCGTATTCTCCCTCGGTGCGACAGTTGGGGCCCTTAACCTGGGAAAGGAAGCGCGGCCCCTGCACCCGGAGCGCCCCGAGCGTGCGCGTGAGCCAAGCGAGATCCTCGCGGCCTTGCGCGGAAAGCTGGTGTTGAGCAGGGGGCTCGAGTGTAAAGGCCGCGTCCATGGCTACTTCTTGCCTCCCGTGTCGATGGATTCGATCCGGTAGGTGCGACCCTTGGCTTTGCCCTTCGCGCCCTTCGCGAACTTCACAGCCTCGCCGCGGAGGTCACCCTTGACGAGCTCGCCGGCGCCAGCGTTCGTCAGGATCCGGTCAGCATCCGCCTCGAGCTCCGCGCGCCTGGGGTCTTCTCCCTTCTTCGGCTTCGCTTCGCGGAGCGCGATCCCTGCGGCGGCGTCGAGAATGGCGACGACAGATTGGTCCCGCCGACGCTCGCCGAGTTCGGTGCCGGGGATCTCCTCCTGCGGAGATTCGGCGCCATCGAGGATCCGGCGGGTGCGTTTGATCTCCTTCGCGATGATGGCGAGCTCCCCGTTGAGCGCCTTATCGATCCGCCTCTTCTTGCCGCTCACGTCCTCCTCTTCGTCGAGGAGCTGCCTGAGCTTGCCGGTGTACTCGTCATCGAGCTCCCTGGAGATGAGCCGACTCATGGGCTACGCCCCTTTCTTCGTGAAGGGCCGGACGACTCCACCCCGGATTACCCGGAGCAGGCCACGGGCCGTGAGGATCTGTTCGGCCTTCTCGGCGTGCGCCTTGAGGTCGCCACGTTTGAGCGCGCCGCCGAGCAGGGCGCGCGTTGCCTTGTCGAATCCGGAGACCGTGACCTCCACCTTCGCGGCCTCGTTCGCGGCCTCGCCGAAGAGCTCCTTCAACGCCGCGAGGGCCTTCTTGCCGTCCGGGATGTCACGTTTCTCGGCGCCTGGCGGGACTCCGTAGATCCGGCCGTCCTCGAGCTGGAACGGGGTAACCCTCGCGTAGTCGGCTACTGCCTCCTTGATGGTCTTGAGCACATCCTCGGCGTCATGGACGAGGGTGTAGATTCGGGCGGCGTTCTCCGGGGTGATGAGGGCGGCGCCCTCCTTGCTCAGCCGCTTTAATTCCTCCGAGTCCCCTCCTACCGCGGCGCGGGCGAGTGCCAATTTCGCGGGGCAGTAGGGGACGCTTCCGCAATAGCGGCAGTGATCGCCGGTGGTGGCCAGCGGGATCTCATGTTCGGTCGTGTACCCGGCCTGATCGGCCTCGATCCGCCCTGCTAGCTCGACCAGCCGCGACTCGAAGGAGTCAAGATCGAAGGCCTCCAGGCGCGCGCGCCGGTGGACCGGCTCATCGTCGACGATCCGGATGATCTCCACTTCGGCAGCGGAGCGGCCCAGGAGATGACACGCGGTCACGGCGCCAGCCAGGAGTTGTTCGTCCTCAGCGGGTTCGCGGCGGTGGGCGCGGCCCTTGTAGTCGCCCAGGTAGATGGCATCCGAGCCCAGGAGCGCCAACCGGTCGACGGTACCCACGATCTCGGTCGGTTGGACGCCCTGGTATTGACGCTCGATCCCACGGCCGAGTTCGCGCGCTCGGCCGGTCTCTAGGTTGAGAGCGATGGCGACCTCCGCGGCCACGCTCTGCAGCTGCAGGGTGGCTACAGGGATGAGTTCCAGGATCGCGCGGTCAGCTTCAGGGGCCTCTTCGAGCGCTGCGAAGCGCGCGTCCTCGAGCGACTTCCCCCCCTGCGAGATCTCGGTGACCCGCTGGAAGTACCGATGCCGGGCAGTGCCGGCGCGAGCGTCTTCGGTCTCGTGGTCGACTCGGGGGAGGACGGTAGATGCCCGGCATCGGAAAGCCCTTGGCAGGGCAGAAAACGTGGGGAGCGTCATTGTGCCCTCTGGCGTGCAGCGTTGTAGAGGGCCTGGCCGTCTTTGCGAGCCTGCCCGGACAGCTTGCCAATCGCCCCGATCGCGGGGTTCCACTGTTTGTCGTCGAGAAGCGCCTGGAGCTCAGCAAGAGCGGTAGCCTGCGCGGCGGGATTCTTCTCCTCCTCGGACTTGACCTCCGTAGGCGGCGGGGTCCCGTCCTTACAGTTCTTCGCTCCATCGGCCGAGGTGTGCTTGTGTCCGTGACTGCACGTGAACCGCGCGCCCTGTTGGGAAGGGGCTGGAGGCGGCGACCGGAAGTTCTCTTTCCGCTCCCCGGCGCCATCGGCGTCTTTGTCCTCTTCCGGCGCGATTCCCAATAACGTCTGCACCTGGTACCGCCGGAAGTAGGTCGTCGCGATCCCGACTTGTTTGATGTCGCCGGAGTCAACCAGCGCCTCCAAGATGGGCGATCGGAAAAACTCGCCGCTCTCATGGATGAGCTCGGTTTGGACGCGCACGCGGGACGATCCGTCCTCGGATACCGTCTCGACGGCATGTACCAGCGCAATGCAATTCGCGGTGAGTGCAGCCACGGTGGCATCTCGAATGGCAGACAGGTCCGCGTAATCGTAAGTGTACGACGCGCCGGACTTGCTTTGGATTCGGGCCGTGCAGTTCTTCTCTATCGGCAGAAATCCTGCCTGCGCTTTGGCGAGCGCGGTGGCGATCGCGGCGAATGTTGGGGATCGTTCCATCAGCATTTCATCCTCCTTCTTTGGAGACTGCGAGTAAGAGCGCCGGCCGGTGTTGACCCGGCCCGCGGCGACCGCGCGGCGCTCAACTGCCTAGACCAGGAGGTCCGTTGGCTTCACCGAGAGGGACTTGGCCAGGACCTCCAAGGTGTCCAGGGGAGGGGAGCGCTGGCCCCGCTCCAGCATCGAGATGTACGAGACTGACAGGCCTGCTTTCGCGGCGAGGGCCTCTTGGGAGAGTTTCCGACAGAGACGTTCCGCCTTGAGATTCCCTGCGAACGCTTCGAGTATCGACATACATTCTCCTTGTGTGAGTGGACTGCGGGTGACGCGCTGCTACTGCGGGATGAGGGGTGTCGGCTGCGCCATGACTGCGTGGTGCCTGATTGGTGTCGCGCGGCAGCACTTGAGCGTCTTCACGAGGTCATCCACGGACACGGCCAAATCTTTTCCGGCGTGCTTCTCAAGATCCTTGAGGAGTATGTCGAACGCCTCGACCCAGCCAGCGTGTTGCGCCTGGGATAAAGCCTTGCAAACGGGTTCGATGAACTCGCCTGGAAGATCCTTGGGAAGAGCAATCACGCCGTCCTCCAGGTCCCAGCGTCGGTCTTCTCGATCATGCTGCCACTGCTGGTCTCGGGCACTATCCCGAGCGCGGTCTGCACCTCCTCGATCACCGACTCGGAGAGACGGCAGAAGGCCTGATCGTCGCAGACGCGCCCCAGCGTTTCCCGGAGCGCCCTGATCTCTGCCTGCAGCCCCTGAGCCTCGGTCATGGCCCCCTCCGATCGTCGTAGCGACCGCCAGTCCTGCGCAGATCTTCGGCCGATAGCGCCCCGGCGAGCTGACACGCGAGCAACATCGCCTCGTGCAGCGACCTTGCCGGGACCGGGGTGTCGAGCTCCTCGGCAACGTTCCGCGCCTGGACGTAGAGATCCGTCGCGTTCTGGTAGCGCCCCTCTGCATCGGCGATCGCGGCGCGCTCCTCGAGCCGACGAACTACGGCTCGGGTATCCCGGGCCCCGAACTCCTCGCACCAGCAGCCAGAGGTCATGCAGATCGAGGGAAACCCTACGGAGTGGATCGACGGGGCGTGCCCGCACCGGCACAGGACGGGGGTCACGGCGTCACCTTGATTGGCCGCCCCTTGGCGTCCACTCGGTACGGTTGATTGGCCTCGATCCCGTCTTCGCCGACGTAAAAAGTGGCGATCCGGTATCTCTTACCGTCCCACCAGCGGAGCAGCAGGGTGCCCGCGTAGCCCGCGGTGGCGGTGCCCCAGTCGCCCGCGGTGGCGGTGCCCTCGTCGCCCGCGGTGGCGGTGCCCCGGTAGCCCGCGGTGGCGGTGCCCTCGTCGCCCGCGGTGGCGGTGCCCCGGTAGCCCGCGGTGGCGGTGCCCGCGTCGCCCGCGGTGGCGGTGCCCGCGTCGCCCGCGGTGGCGGTGCCCGCGTAGCCCGCGGTGGCGGTGCCCCAGTCGCCCGCGGTGGCGGTGCCCGCGTCGCCCGCGGTGGCGGTGCCCCGGTAGCCCGCGGTGGCGGTGCCCCGGTAGCCCGCGGTGGCGGTGCCCCGGTCGCCCGCGGTGGCGGTGCCCGCGTCGCCCGCGGTGGCGGTGCTGCCGACTACTGCTCGACCCGGAGCGCGCTCGGACAGGTACCGCGTTGCGCTGCCTTTATCCCCGCAGTGGACTACGACGCC